CCAAGTGCATCTATCCAACAGATTAAAAGGAAGTTGGAAGGCACACGTTTATACTGCTCCCATTTATGTACGAGTGAAGAAGTGCAGCCGATGCGATCAGCCAGTTCTTCTTGTGACCAGCCTTTCTTGTGGCGAACACTAACCAATCCCTCAACAACTTGTGACCAGCGAGGGCTTATATTTTTAGGAGCAGAGTAATGCGTAAATGCATCGCGCATTAGATTTCTTTAACAACCTCACGATTATTTATTATCTGCAAAACTTTTTGCGCTGTATTAAAATGCAAATCAGTACCATTTGCCGCACGATAATAAGTTGACGTTGGAATACCAGCATGTCTAAATGCTTGTATTAATTTAACATCTGCTTGTTTGGCAGCGCAGATTAGCTGTTCATAATAGCTTAACATTCTTGCACTCTACTGCATTTATGCATGATTGCACAAGTGCCATGTAAAAATGATTAAGAATTTTGAGTAGATTTTAACAGCTTGAGGGCATGCATTACTGTCGTGTGATCTTTGTCTATAGCTTTACCAATGGTAACAAGGCTAGCCTTCGTTGTGGCATAAGCTTTAGCAAAGTATTCATGCCTGGCATTTACAATATTTTTTGCTGTTCGTTGGCTTATCATTTCCATCCATGATACCTGATTGCTTTCGCATATATCTCTTGCAATACATATGCATTGCTCAAGCTGCCATTCGCGGTCAATAAAAACGTCATCAAATTTTGGCATTAACTTTCTCCATCATTATGTTTGGTTCCCATATTTTATTATTAAACTTTGCGCTTCATGCAGTTTGCTTTGCGCTTCACCCAACAAAGTTTTGTCATCTGGTGGTTGGTGAGAATAAAAGATCGCATCAATTTTAATGATTGCTTGCGTTACATTTTTGAATGCCTGTCCTAATTCAAGATTAGTATTCATCAAGCTGCTTCCTGTTCTGCTTGTGGTTGTGCATCGACCATGTACTCGACAGCTTTGGTGGCTGCGCTCGCTGCTTGAAAGATAAACTTGCTATCATTGCTCAAAGCTTGAAGCCAGTTAGCCAGATAGTCTGTGTGATCTGGCCTAACTGTTGGCTCCAATCCAAGGTGAGCCATGAGGAATGCGGCTCCTATCTCCGCTATCAGTTCCTCATAGGCATACTCTCTACGCTTGGATGACATCGATCTATCAAGCCTAGACTTGTGGCCTGTCCAGTGGACATGCTCATGGGCTAGGGTTGAGTAGTAATCAACGCCTGATCTAAAGTCAGAGAAGGTTGGCATTTCAATGCGGTCTTTGCTTGGCATATAGAATGCACCGCGCTGACTGCCGACAACCACAGTTGATTTTGTGTTGGTAAAGAAACCATCAACGGCAGCTATTGGTTTGTCTGGGTTATCAAAGCCAATCATCTTGGGGTAGTACATATCAGGCAAGCTATCGATCTGATCGACATTGAATACTGAGTACCACTTCATAACCTGATAGGTTTCGTCACTGTCTTTCTTCTGGGCTGGTGCGGTATAGCAAATGGTAGTTCCTTTCTCACCTTTGCGTACCTGTCCACCCAATGCAGCTGCTTGACGATATGTCATCCAAGTGGGAGAGTTACGATCTTGCAGCCACAACAATAGTATGTTGATACCTTTGTATCGTTGGCCTGTCGATCGGAGTGGCAAGAAGCTGCCGCCATTGAAAGGTTTGATCCAAGGCTTAGTGCCTGCCTTTAATTGATTAGCAATCTGCTTGGTTACGTCATCATACTTTGTCATTACATTGCACTCCACGCTTTGTTGGTTTCACACATTGACTTGTTGTCATCAGCCTCGGCTTGCATCTGATCAAGCTTGGCTCCCTCCCATGCAGACACAGCACGAGCCAAGAATTTTTCACGGTTCATGCTGGGGTTTGCATCGCAGATTTTATTAGCCATCTCCACGATATGAGATGGGTGATCTGACATTGGTGCGAGAACATCTGAGATAAAATCAAGATGTATATCTTCAAACAAATCCGCCATATTATTTTGCTCCTTATATGTATGTAGGTTCATCGTCATAGACCTCACCAAAGTCTTGCCATTCTTGTTCCCATGTTGGCTGACCATCATGTTCTGGAAGATGTTCGCTTGATAAAACTTTGGTACTTTCAGCACCAATCAAACCCTGCATATCTATCTGGGCTTTTATGCGTGCTTCATAATCTGAGTTGGCTGACACAATAATCTTGCGAACTGTTGTGCCTTCGACTTCTACTTCCCAATTTGTTTCAGTCATTTCAAAGTTCCTTGCTGCCAATCTGGCGCGTAATCTTTCATCCATTGACCATGATCGACAGGATCAGTTTCCATGCAGACGCAGTGCGTCCATTCAACACAGCCATAGCCATCGGGTACACGAACCCAGCCATCATGTTTGTTGTGGCAATACTTACAGTTTAGTTGCGACATATTTTGCTAGCCGATCTATCTGATGAGTGAGGAAATGAATAACTAATAATGAGAAGCCGAACACTCCCAAGATGAAGCTGATTGCTATTAAAAATTCGATCATCGTTACCTCGTTTCTATGATTTATCTTAGTGCATTAATGCAGTAACTACAATGTTAATTGTGTGAATCATGTGAATTAATGCAGAAAGTTTTGACTAATTTTCACCCTGATTGCGGGTGCTGCGTGGCGGTTCACATTGGGGGGTCGGCTCGCTTGGGCGGCAGAAAAGGGGCGATGCCAAGGACGCGATAGCGGCCCTGGCATTGACGCACTGGCTCGCTGCTTGTAAGGGAGGAAACCAAGCGAGCGAAGCGAGCGCGATTTTTTTTTCAAAGCAAAAAAAAACCCAGCCTTCCGGCTGGGCTTCCCGCTGCGGGGATAATCAAGCGGCCCTGCGCTTGATCATCTCGGCCTTGCGTGCCGCGATATCTTCAGCGGTCGGGGCTGTGGGTGCAAGGATGCGTTTGGTCTGGCGTGCCTCTTTCTGTTTGGCGTACCACTTGCGGCCATAATAATCACCCTTGATCTTGGCTCCAGACTGCCATGTGAAACCAGACACGCAGTTGAAAAGATCAACGTCAAGATCGTAAAACATTTTTGCATTCGCGTGGTGCGCCTCGGCCTGCGCTGCGCGATCGGCGAGTTGCAGAAAGCGTGCGCTTTCGTTGCCGTTGATCTCAAACTCCTGCGCCTGTGCATGTTCGGCTTGGTCAAAGCGTTCTTTGGCAGACTCCAGATTGTAGGCCGATTGATCGACACGGCTGCCTAGCTGGTAGAAGATACCAATATTAAAATATTGGTTCTCTTCGCCAGATGCAGCGTTGATGCGTTTGCTGTCATGATCAAGGGCTGCCATGTCAAAGTTGTCAATGATTGCGTCATTAGATGTGTATATATCAGTCATAAATTTACTCCGTGTTAAGATGTGGCTCAAAATTGAGCATGAGGGGAAACACCCCGTGTTTCTTCTCTTGCCTCACGGCGAGTGCGAGGGGTGAATCGTCAAGCGGAAACCGCCCAGCAAGGCTGCGCGTTTCTGCTTTACGAGAGGGGAATGTCTTCCCCTCCCATGGTGTGTGTAATCCTCATGCATCATACCCCAGCGTTTAGCCGCCAATTTCTGCGCGGAGAGCGAGCGCTAGCGAGTGGACAGCTAGGCGTGGTCGGCTTTGCCGGATTGCTCCAAGCTCTGCTTGGCAAGCAATACGCGCCAAAGGGCGGGCTGCGTAGCGCAGAAATAGCAGCCCCCTTGGGCTGCGGTGGCTGCTATTCGCGGCTAATCGAAGGGGTGTACAGTGGGGCTACAATTGTGCGTTGACGCATGTGTGCAATCCCGCAAAGAATGGGGGGGATACAAGGGGGGGTTCTTAATGGGAGTAACAAATGAGTGAAGTGGTTAAGAGTGGCTTGACTGCCAAGCAGACGGCCTTGGTGGATACGCTTGTAGCAACTGGTTGTAGCATCACACAGGCCGCTGCTCAGGCAGGCTACGCTTCCGGCGATAGCGGGAGAGTGACAGCCAGCAAGGCTTTGCGACTACCGCATGTGCAGGAGTACATGATGAGGTGCGTGAGTGAAGCATTGGGACTGAACGCTACGACAGCCGCCGCTAAGTTGGTGGCGCTTGCCAGAGGAGCCAAGAGTGAGTACGTGCAGCTAGAGGCGAGCCGAGATATCCTAGACCGGTCTGGCTTCAAGGCTCCTGACAAGCACATGCACCTGCACGCCGGTGAGATCTCTGTGTCCATCGATCTGTCCTAGCGGACATTGTGCGCGACGTTGCCGCGCGATTACTTAGTGAGCCTACGCCCGATCGTAGATCGCCAGCGTAGTCTGCTGTCCTTAACACCAGACGAAACGAGTAAGGGGGGTGGGGGTTAAAAACTGATGCTTGCCCCCCTCGAACCCGCCCCATTCTCACATTATTGCCACAAAGGTTCGTTACAACTAGCGCATGGTTAATTGGTTATTCTTATTGTGCTGCGATGCGATCTACTGGCTAGAAGCGGTTAGTGGCATTTCGTATGAGGCATGGAACTTAATCCTGTTTGTGTTTCTGCAACCAGCACTAATCATTTTATTTTTTGTTCTGTGGGTGCGCGGCCTGATTGTGCGTTGAGGTTTTAGATACTGCACTGCCATATTGCAGTCATGTCTAGTGTCATACCCAACGCTGTGAACTTTGATGCATTGCTGACCTCCCTCCCTCAGCATATGAACTTCTATCTTCGCGGTATCCTTAACTCCGCTAATATGGCTTTGTTCCCTGATGCTGAAGCCAGCACCATGACAGAGGATCATGTTAGCGGAGAATTTTTAGAAGCGTTAAAGCTTGCAGTAGATACAGCCCATCCTAATTTGCAAGAGGGTGACATTGTAGGCTTTGGGTATAAAGACATCCGAAAAATTCTTGGCGGTGAAAGTATTTTTGCCAAAGAAGATAAGTATGCAATCGAAACGATTGGTGAGCAGATACGCACATCACTTGGTAGCTTTGGCGTTACCATGAAGGATGGGCAGGTACAGATCTTTGATACTTATGATTTCCTTCCTCAAGGCGGCTTCGATAGATTTTTAGAGGACATAGGCACTGGTATGTATCCGGCTGCTAGAACTCTTGGCGGCATTCTGATGCCAGAGAACCCTGACGGTTCTTCCAAAGAAGATGCTATGCGTGTTCGCATTAATCTTCCTCAAGAGCCGAATGTTATCGATGTAGACTTTGATGATGAGCCTGACGAGGACGCAGGGGATTTTGTATTCCGTGGCCCGATGACTAACAGGCGTAAGAAGATATGGGATACTTTTACCGGCTTATTACAAACATCACAGATGAGTATTCCTTCCTCAATGACTGAGATGCGGAATAACTATGATGCTATTGCGTCAGACCCTTCTAATGATCTTCCCACTACAGATGAACTTGTAACCCAAGGAGTATATTAATGTTTGGCTTATTTACTAAAAGCGAAAACAAGCGGCTTGATGCTGTTCGTGATAGAGCAAAGAAGCTGGCTGACAAGCCTAAACCTCCGGCTACTAAAGCCACTGCTACTGGCTCTTCTTTGTCAAAGAAAGCAGTAGCAAAAGCTACCAAGAGAAAAGCGGCTGCTAAAGCTACAGCTAAAAAACCTGAACCTAAGAAGATTAAGAAGGACGTAACTGTACGTTCTGGCGATACGCTTTCTGATATTGCAAAGAAGTACAGCACATCTGTTCGTCAGATGATGGCTGCTAATCCAGGCATTAAGAACGCTGACAAAATCCGTGTAGGGCAAGTCTTGAAGCTTCCTAAAGAAGTTATCACTGGCTCATCTGTTGGCAAAACAAACAACCCATATCAGGGTCAGTCTTCCAAAGAGATTACATCCGGCGAGTCAAAGCGTGAAACTGCAACGCAGCGTTTAAAGCGTAAGGCTTTAACAAAGCGTAGAGGTCGTACTGATGCCTAAATATAAACTTCATAACGGTTCGATCTATGAAGGCGCAACGATTACTATGCCTGATGGTAGGATCAAGACAGGCGAAACATTAACTGCCGATAGCCAGAGATGTTTCCCCCTTGAGGCTGGTGATGAGATTGTTCGCGCTCGTAAGTCTGATGGCACTCTCAAAGCAGATAACAAAGCAACTCCTGATACTAATGAAGCATGGGTTGCCAAGAAGCCTGCAAAGAAAAAAGCTGCTAAGAAGTAATGGCTACTACTCCGGCATGGACACGCAAGGCAGGCAAGAATCCTAAAGGTGGATTAAATGCTGAAGGCCGTAAAGGCACAGGCATGAAAGCACCAGTTAAAGCTGGTGATAATCCTCGCAGAGCAAGCTTCCTACAACGCATGGGCGCAGCTAAAGGGCCGGAGCGTGACGAGAAAGGCAGACCTACACGGCTGCTTAAATCATTACAAGTATGGGGTGCGTCTTCTAAAGCAGATGCCGTTAAAAAGGGCAGAGCAATTAGTGCGCGTAATAAAGCAAAGAAGGGAAGAGCAAATGCCTAAAGGTATTGGAACGTATGGATCTAAAAAAGGCAGACCACCTAAGAAGCCAGTTAAAAAGAAATGAGCAAGTCCAAAGTAAATGAAGCCGGTAACTACACCAAGCCAACTATGCGTAAGTCTTTATTCAATCGCATCAAGGCTGGCAACAAAGGTGGTGGTTCTGGTCAATGGTCTGCTCGTAAAGCGCAAATGCTTGCGAAAGCTTATAAAGCTAAAGGTGGGGGCTACACCTCTTGAAAGCTCCACAGAAATCTTTGTTTAAGTGGGGCGAACAGAAGTGGCGCACTAAAAGTGGAAAACCATCTACTCAAGGTTCAAAAGCTACTGGCGAAAGGTATCTACCTTCCGCTGCCATCAAAGCGTTATCATCGCAGGAGTACGCCAAAACCACGGCTGCTAAAAGAAAAGGACGTGCGTCTGGTAAGCAATTCGTTAGCCAGCCTAAAAAAGTACAAGATAAAGTAAGGAAGTATAGAACATGAGTTTTATGCATACGCTTAAAGTTGAAGAGCGTGAGATACTTCGCACTGTTGTGAAGAAGGTACATCTTGTCCATCACCCGAAAGAGTTCTGCACTGACTATGAAGCAGATAAACTTATTGCGGTTATCGGGCCGGAAGTTGTTTCTCAAATGATTAAGTTTGGCAAGGATAACAAGGTTGACCAACTTTAAGTACAAGCCTGATGGCAACGTACTGAAATCATTTATGAAATCAGACGTATTCTTTCGTGGCTTGCGCGGCCCTGTTGGGTCAGGCAAGTCTGTTGGTTGTTGCGTAGAAATATTCCGCAGAGCCTTACAACAGAAAAAAGCAGAAGATGGTAAACGTCATTCCAGATGGGCTGTGATCAGAAACACAAATCCGCAGTTAAAAACCACAACCATTAAGACTTGGCTTGATTGGTTTCCCGAAGAACAGTGGGGTAAATTTACTTGGTCTGTTCCTTTTACGCACCACATCAAAAAGAACGATATAGACCTTGAAGTAATCTTCCTTGCTCTTGACAGGCCAGAAGATGTCAAGAAGCTCCTCTCCCTTGAACTGACTGGCATCTGGGTCAACGAGGCAAGGGAGATACCTAAATCCATCATAGACGCTTGTACGATGCGTGTAGGCCGCTTTCCGTCCATGAAAGATGGCGGAGCTACATGGACAGGCGTTATCTGCGATACCAACGCACCAGAGGAGGATCACTGGTGGCCTATCATGTCAGGCGAGGTTCCTGTTCCAGATCACATAGCAAAAGAAGAAGCCAAGATGCTGATCAAGCCAGACAACTGGCTATTCTTTACACAACCCGCAGGAATGATAGAACGCAAAACCGAAGACGGAGACATCTCCGAATACGTTCCAAACGACACCGCAGAGAACAAACTAAATATGCGGAAGGATTATTATCCGAACATTGTGCAGGGCAAAACCAAAAGCTGGATCGATGTTTACGTTATGAACCGCCTCGGAAGTATAAAGGATGGTAAGCCTGTCTATCCTATGTTTGCACCTGACATCCATGTAGCCAGAGAAGAGATACCAGTAGCCAATGGTGTGCCTGTTTATATTGGCATTGACTTTGGATTAACGCCTGCGGCTGTCTTTGGGCAAAAGGTTCGCGGCAGATGGATGCTGCTACAAGAGATTGTGGCATTTGATATGGGCATTGTAAGGTTTGCCGAAGTGCTGCGGCAAGACATAGCAACAAGATATGGTGGCTGCGAAATTATTATCTTTGGTGATCCGGCTGGTGACTTTAGAGCGCAGACAGATGAGACTACACCATTCCAGATAATGCGTGGTGCTGGCCTGTCAGCAAGACCTGCGCCATCTAATGATGTGGCTTTGCGTCTGGAATCTGTATCTGCGCCACTAAATAGAATGATCGAAGGGCAGTCTGGTTTGCTGATCGATCAACGCTGCCGGACAATCATTAAAGGCTTTGAAGGTGGTTATCAATACAAACGTATGCAGGTATCTGGTGAGCGTTACGCTGACAAGCCAGACAAGAACCACTTCTCTCACATCCATGATGCATTGCAGTACCTAATGCTTGGCTCTGGTGAGGGTAGGCAGATACTTCACAACATGAGCAACGCTCCTAGACCATTCCAAGCCAAGCGTGAATTTGATGTGTTCACTCGTAAGCCCAAGCAAAGAAGA